TTGACGATTGCACATTTCCATCGCACTAAGTTTAGATTCTGCGGTGAATTCATAAACATCTTTACCAACATAAAATTTGTATGTAATCATATTAAGCACCATAAAAGTCAGAAGTAAAACCGCAAGTATTATAAACACATTCCCGAACTGTAGTGTCCATCGCTTCACCAAATTTGCTGTAATCATTTTTGGCCAACATGTTGAGGCACTTGTAAGTTTCTGGCCATGTCAGGTTCATTGTTACTGCGGCAACAACAATACCATGAACGGCTAAGTTACCGACTTCGCTAAACATTCCGTAAGAGATATCATGTGATAATGTAGTCATTTTATTTCCTTAAATCAAATCAACTTGAACTTGCGTACCAACTTGCGAGGTATTGTAACTTGTCATACCAACACCTGTGGGAACCAACGCACCATCTTTTTGTGCCATGTAACGCATGTAAGACAAACGCAACAGAGCATCATTAGCCGCTTGTGAATGGGTGTATGTAGCAAACACACTCGACACACCAGCAACAGTGGTGTAGACACCAATTCCGTCAAACATCACACGAATTTTCTGTGAATTTTTGAAGCCTTGAATGTAGGTTTTAGTACGCATTTTTTGAACTCTTTTCTTTACTGTCTAAGATTCTATTATACCACAATGGAGAACCATGTCAACAACTATTTTCGATTCTGTTGTTTTTTTGCAACTGAATACTTTGGTATTCACATTGCTCCAGTCCAACGAACATTCTGGAAAGTCCGTGCCATCGTGTTACCACGTGCGAAATTCTTTGCAGGAGCCGACCAACCAGCCGCTTTCAAAATGTCACCTTTAGTGAATTTGCCCATATCACGCAAACACACAAACGAATGCACGGAACGACCGCTACCTTTACGACCAGTAATTACTTTGATGTAACTACGACCAACTTCATAGGACAAGGAATCGCAAAATTCTTGCGCCATTGCTTTTTGAATTTCAGAGGGACTGTCACCATGCCATTTAACATAGTCAGCTTTGATGCATTCGAGGTATTCGTTAAATCCGTCAATCATTTTCATTTCCTTTATCAATTAACCGAGAGTCTTCACAGAACCACTAACAGCGGCACCGAACAAAACCATCACTACAAACAAACCCATCAAAATTGTCAAAACTGTAAGCATTTAAATCTCCTATTAATCTCACTCACTACAGAATCTATTATACAGGGTTCGAATGGTACGTCAACAACTATTTTGCATTTTGTTGTAAAAAGACAACAAAAAAGCCGTCAAAGACGGCTTGGAGGGGGTTTTTAGTACTTTTGTATTCAATCTTCGGACTCTAGGACCTCATTTTGTGGCAATTCTTCGCCACGTTCCAGTCGGTGTGTGTCACATAATGTTGAAATCCATCCGTAGTTATTTGAACGACCAGGATTACCACACACTTCACATGTCCGATATGACATTGATTCAGCCATGCTAATCATTCCATTAATCACATCGGTATAACCATTTGTGTAGAATCGCAACCCGCCAAACTTTTCTTTCACTTGACTTGCTGTGATGTATGGCATACGTGGAGGAACTTCTTTGAACTTTGCGCTTTCAATTGCTTTGTTTGCATATTCAATACCAAATGAAGTTGGTTCTGTTTTGCTACCAAAACTAAAATGCATTTGAAGTGGATGTGTGTCTCCAGCCAATGCACGTTTCAATGCACGATTGAATCGCAATGCTTTTGCACGGTCTTTACGTTTTTGATCCACATGATGTTGAATGTTCGAACACAATACATCAACGATGTTGTACCAACCATCACCACAATCGAAACCCCAACACATAGCAGTATGTGTCATCGGTGCATGACGATACTTAAAAATCTTTGGGTACTTTGCAACTAGTGCTTCATCAAACTCTTTTTTCATAATTTATCCAAAATGTGATAGTAGACTGGGAGAACTCATTACACGATTTGATATTGAATGCTTTTTACGATTTGGTTTGTATTGTTCATCTAAATTCAACAACGGTGGTTGATTAAATTGTTTAGTGTACAAGAAAACATGTTCAGATTCAACTAAACTAACGAACGCACGAATCGAATATTCATCCATATTTTCATCTGGAACTGAAATGCTTACAAATCTTTGTTTTTCTGGTTGATGTATTGGATCGTAACGTTCAAAGAACATACTAGACTTCTTACTTGTCGGAGTTGGCTTTGACAAATAGCTATTGTGAATTAGAAGTCGTTTCTGCAAATATGTTGCATAGGTACCACCAGTTGGTGTACGATTTTTCTTATCGAAATATCTACCACATGACATGCCAATATAAAAAGTATCTTCCAGTTGAAATGGAAGTACATTGTTCTTAGGAATTTTATCCATAAACGCAAATGAATAGACTGCAAAGTCAATGTTTTTGCTCACTTCGTAAGCATCTTTCCATGTGAACCAACCTAGATGCTTTCCGTTTTCATTATATAAGTACATATTATTTTACTTCGTCAAATTCTTCAAATTCATCCCAATCATCATCATTGAGATTCTTAGGATCAATAAACTTTGTTTGGTGCCTGAACTTATCTTTTTGTTTTTTAGATTCGTCCAACTTTGGTTTCCCTTTACGACCTTCGTCTTCATAGAAGTCTCGGAAACTAGAATACTTTTTTGTTTTGGCCATTTTGTTACTCTGATTCTCCCTGCAAAATTTCAGGCAACGCTTCCTCGATTAGTTTTCGATTGATGCCCTTGTACGTAAGTTTTTTATCTTTCATCATCAAAACAAGTTTAGCCTCTTCAGGAGAAACTGTTTCGAGAACCTCAATAAAAATTGATTCACGCTTGATAGGATTCAAGTTACTTCCCTTGAAAAAGTATTGAAACTTTCTCAATTCTTTCGGCAAACGATTGTGACCCCAATTGCCTGGTGTTTCCATAGGCTTGTACGGCGGCACACCCGCTGGTAGATCAAACACAATATTCTTGTGAAAGGTGTATTGCAATACTGTTTTCAACTCTGGTGTCAGATTCGCAATTTGCTTGAGTGAGTTTGCTTTCTTTGCCGCTGGTAAATCAGCAACATGTTGTAGCAACTCGGGCAAAGTCATCTTACTAATATCGATAGCCATTTTAAAATTCCTGTATGTGTTCCATCAACTGCTTCATGCGGTTTTGGATAAAATAATTAAGTAGTTTTTCCCTACCACGTTTAGGGGCATTGTCATAAGCATCAAGAATCTTCTCTTGGTACTCAGTCGGAATCTTCGACAGGTCAATCAGCAATTCGTTTCGCTTGTAATTTCTCAGCATCACTTCATCACAAAAAGACTCAGGTTCTTCTTCTAACCACTTATTTAGTTTTTTCTCAGTTACAGGTTTTTGACGTGACTCGGTGACAAATGTGTCATCGCAAGACAGGAAATTAGGAATACCATCACTTCTATCGCCCTTGAAGATGTGTTCTTTCAAGAACTTGTCAGGATCACCACACTTCAAGAACTTCTTACCCATTGGACTGAACTGTTCTACGTTTGCGAACTTCTGCAATTGCATGAAGTCTTTGTCGCTAGACAGAATCAGAATCTTCTCAGTAGTACTGTTCTTCAATTGAACACCAAATTTTTGTGTCAATGTTGCGATAACATCATCAGCTTCGGTCTTGTCAACTTGAATTACCTTGTACGGAAAGTGTTCTTTGATTTCGTCACGTACTTTGTTCAGTGTTTCAAAGATTAGGTTCCAGTCAAACGGAGACGCATCTCTGTCTTTCTTACGACCTGCTTTGTAGTACGGAAAGAAGTCTCTGCGCCAGTACTTTTTATCATCGCAACAAATGACGATATCGCCATATGTGTCTTTGAATTTGACATTGTACATTCGAATGCTATTCAGCACCATGTGGCGAATTAAATTCTCGTCAATAGGATTAGATGCATTCGAATTCAATTGCATCATCAAGTTTGAAATCATCACCTGATTCAAATCAATTAAAATCATTTTAAGTTATCCAGTTATTACTCTAACAACAATTGTATCAGAGTTAATGCGTCCTGTCAACTCGGAAGGTTTGGTAGTCAATCCGTCCAACAGTTTTTTCAACACAATCTTACCACCATCGAGTACTTGCTTAATAGTCACTTCAGGCTTACGCAAACGTTTGCCACTAGATGATTGCTCATTGTAGTTTTGAATTGTCGTGCCTTTGATTGTCAAACCTTTTGCATTGTCGCAATTGTACATGCCAAGCAATTTTGTTTTGGTATTATACAACCACACTTGATTCGCACCAACAATCTTTTCTGGTAGAACACTTTTCAAATTCAATTCAGCAAAATCTTTCATGTATTGCACTTTAGCGGCAATCACACTTGCAGGTTTCTCTTTTACTTTACGTGCTTTACGGGTAGGTTTCTTTTCTGCACCACGATTCGTTTCAGCAACAATCGTATCATAGAACTCTTTTACTTTACGCAATTGAACTTTACTGAAATTAGAATAACCTTCTTTGATATCAGCATCGGAAGTATTCATCACTTCTTCGAATTCTTTAGAACGTTTGATGAACACTTCACACATACGCTTTTGCACAACGGCAGATAATTCTTTACCTTTCAGATATGATTGCATATCTGGTGCAGACTTACAGCCGCCTGCAATAAAGTCATCTACAAGTCCTTCAATCTCGCCAACTTCTTCGGCTGCCTTTTCACGAATTCTATCTTGAATGTTAACGACTGGTGCGGTTGATTCGGCAACGGGTGCTTTTGATTTTTTAGTTTTCTTTGCAGACTCGACAACATTCTTAAACTCTTTGACAAAAAAGTTTTTGAATGATTCGGAAGGCTGGTAGCCCATACACATCATACGTGCTACCCAACCAAGTTGTACTGGAATAGATGCGTCACTTGATGCGACTAAAGAAATTTCTTCTTTGGGTCTACCAATGCTAGCCATGTATTCAATAACAAACGTTTTTGCTTGTTTGTTATCGCACATATAATTGTACCAATTCAAGGCACCAATTTCTGCGACTTTGAGGTTTTGAATCTCCTCTTGATTTGTCCAAGAAGGCTCTGGTCCCATGTATTTGGACTCAGCGCCAGGATTAATCTTGGAAAATTTCATAGTTTATTCACCCAATGTAAATGATACAGATTTAATAGAATCGTAACGGAATGAACGCCATTCGTTTTTCTCCAAGTCAACTACAGAGATAGACTCATCAGTTGAAGTGGTGCGAACACGTTCGGTTTTCTTTTCGTATGTTGGAATTGCAGACTCTTGCAATGTGCATTTCATGGTACGCATTGTGCCGTCTT